TAGAAGTGAAGAGGTCAATCTCAGTGAATCTAACGCTAGGTATGGTAACTCTAAAACGTCGTTCAAACTAAGAGGTCATCTTGTTCTAATAAGAACTCGGGAGCAGTTGGAAGGTTTTGATAGCTCTTCTACAACCGAACTCAACCTACGAACAATGTTAGTTCGCAGAAAATTCTTGTTTCTTTCTCTGTTTGCCTGTAAATTTTGTTATGATTTCCAACAAATCTACTTCGCCAATTATCGGTAGGCGCATCCCTATCATGTTTACTTTCTAAAACATGCAAATAACCCAAAATACATTGTGGGTTGACAAATTTTTACACCAAATTTGCAAACGGATACCTTTCCTAAGGTATATCTTAAATAAGTTTACTTATAAACTCGAAAAATCAATCAAATGTTGTTTTGATACTCCACTCATCTCATTGTGGAGGTACGTGTTTTAAACTTATCTTTAGGTGATAGTCGACACGACGACGAGAACCCATCTTTGTTTAGTACAAAGACACTAAAACTCACTCTGTCACTCACTAGCGGTAGCAGTTGTGGGCTGCATTTTCCATGTGAGACCTTCGATGTTACTTACAATAACATCATCGCTCCCCCTTCCAGCACACCTCCAAGGGTATCTAAAAGTCCTCCCGAGAAAGTGTTCCTAAGAGCAGAATAAGCTCCTGCTTCAATACGGCCTGGAATCTTTCCCAAATAGGAGAGCGCGTTCTTTCCAGCGTCCCAAACTCCAGACATGATCGACTGGGTGGCGCCTTGCTTAATCGAATCCTCAACCAAGGGCGAAGCAAAGTTTAGAACGTTGTTTCCAATTTCCTTCAACGTACTCCACACGGCTTTCCCTTCTTTCTTTGTGGGACGATCGCGCATTGTGGCGTTTCGAATTTGTGACATGCCAACTACATCGGAATGACTAACCGTGATCGCGTCAATCTCTCCAATGTATTCAACATGGGTCACCACTTCGTACTCGAAAATAGCTGACGCTGTGGAGGGTCCTGCTGTTCCGGAGACTCCGTACACCATGCAAGAGTCCAGAATAACATCAGCGGTTCCCGGAGTATCGGAATATTCGAACTCGGCGGGGCGCACAGGTTTGTACGCAACCATAGTCCACTCATTAGTAACTGGGAATGATTTGGCTTGCGAGTATCCAAACAACGAGGCAACAGATTCGTTACCCAATGATTGTTTGTTGTCAGGCATGCGAATCATGATAGCACGCCCTCCTCGATATAACTCGATTCCGGTGTACCTGACGCGGAGGCCAACTCCAACGATTCTGTGACTGATACCATTGAGACCCCAGGCTGTATCTGGGTACGGAAACTTTGTACCTACACCAATGGTGACTCCGGGTGCCACAGAATTAAATACTGTAGCTTCCGAACCAGTGTATGAAGCACTGGTTTTAGCTACCAGGGGGCCGACAGAATCAGCTCGCCATGGGTTAAGCGTGATCCAGCCTACACCAGTTGTGGAACTTGTTTCAAACGTTCCTCGAGTTAAGACCTTTACTTTCTTTGATGAAACAGCGTGCATATCTGGAATGCATACTTCTGCCATCAAAGAAAATGGGGCTTCTAAAGCTTGTAGGTAGTGCACCGAACACGGGGCTAGCGTGTGCAATGCTGCAGTAGTAGGGTGAATGGCTTTTGCCTTAGGTTCACGCACAATGATGGCTCGTTGTTCAGGAGCCTTTCTTTGCTGCTGCGGTTGTTGTTGTGGTCGGCGACGGCGGGGTTGCACCCCTCTTCTATTTCTATTAACGCGGCTCATATCGTTTTTGTTTGGCGGGCTCCACTTTACACATGCTCCAAACGATTGACAGCGGAGAAAAATAGGTTGTCGTCCTGTAAACAAACGATAGTAAAACGAATCGTCTTTTATTTGAGTCTTTGCTGTGATCCAGCGTGCGTCCTCAAAAAGAACATCATCAAACTTCTTCAACAACCAACGGATGAGTTTTCTACAAAACCTTCGAAATACTAAATCCGTCCATCCAACACTGAGGAGGGCTGCGGCCCTTTCCAGAGTAACTGCTGGGCCTATTCCCTCCTTAGGGGCATATAAGAGCGAAGTCATAAGTTTCACTCTACTATACACTGGTACAGCAACACCATCAATGAAAATAGTGTGAGCTGATAGAAAATCGAGATCCTCAGCCTTTCGTGGTTCGAGCGAGTCTGTTGTTGTAGTGACTCCAATTTGATTCCACTGGTGTATCACAGTACGGGCGTTGAAAAATTCATGGGCCGTATCCGAAACAGTCCACGTGTTATCATCCCCTACTAGCGCTTTAGCCGTGTGTTGCTCAAATTCCTCATAGGTCCTGAGGTCCTCCGGTGCGTTACTAATCCAAGCATAAGCTAGAAGAGTGTACAGTACCAGGGTATTGTCCGAGATCGTGTTAACTGATCCCGAAGGGTTTCCACCCTGCTTCATAACAATTACTCCGTTGGGTCCAATGATCAAGGACCAAATTAAATTACGATAGTATGTTTTAATTCTTAGCAAGTTGGGCAACGTACGGTGTTCCAAAGCCAGCATTTTCCAGCGTAAGAGCGCGCAGCCCCACATCATATAGGTGCGCAACGACGAGTCATAAGCAGACTCGTCCAGGGCATACCCCTTTCGGAATGATTTCAGTTTTAGAAACAACCTATGCCAATTTCCATAATAAGGGGACATACCAACAGCGGCACTACTTTTGAGGTGGCTGGCGTACATTTTCTCATTCATGTCCACAAATAAACGCGTTCCATGTAGCGTCATATCAACGCCACCGGCAGTAAAAGTTCGTATGCTGTTCGCATCAATCTTCTCCTCCGTGCGCAGTTCTTCCTTAAGCGAATTGGTAAACAAAGCAGTCCACATAGAGTTGTTTGCTAATGTTTCCCAATCTTCTCTTAGGAAAGAATCAATATTTGGGTCTTCAGCGAACATTTCAGCCTTTGTCTTATAAAGCTGACTAAATGGTGCTCCACATGATGTGGACATATCCATTCTAGCTTTGGCATCCTCATAATCCAATACCTTCGCATCAGACATGTACAATCCGAAGTGGCGCGTTGTAAACTCCCAGGCCAAGTTCATGTTGCAAACTTGAGCATCTGACATAGGCAATATGCTTTTTGCATACTTAGCCATAGATTTATATGCTGCCTCAGGATTTGGTGACGGGAGGCCCCACTCAGGCGGAATTTCAATCTTGTTTTCATCAATAAAACATTTGAGTTGCGGATCCATGGTTCGCTTGTTTTTATAGCGTGGAAATCTCTTAATTTGGGCAACTAGCGGAAAGTGCTCTTCCGGCAAATATTTTTGATGGGTTTCAGAAACACTGATGGCTTCTGAAATTGAACAAGCCCCATCCTTGTGAAGATATTCACAAGGATACCTCTCCCAAAAGGGGGAGGTCCCTAACAGTTCAGTTGGCAGGGGGGGCTGGACTGAAAAACCAGCCCGGCGTGCTTGGCATTGTTGTCAGAGCGCGCCTGTTCCAAGAACGCCTCTGTGATCTGGTCAAAACGACCAAAACCTTTACCATCACCGTGGGTCCAAAAACCCACTATTTTCCCATCCAAGTTTAATACTGGAGAGGAACAGTCACCAATTTCAGTGCCTGCGTTGCACCACCCTAACGGGGATGCGAATCCTGTTTTGAGTTCTGGTTCTGGATGTACTCCACTACCAAACCCAAAAATGCTCACAATGGTCGCGTTGTCCAAGACCTTAAAATCCTTGGTCTTGAAAGGGGAGGGAATTCCATTTACTGGAAAATATCCAATCTCCTTTGTAACTACGACCAAATCGCTTCCATTAAGGAGCAACGTGTTCGCATGGTTAACGGCCTTATACACTTTTCCGCTATGCTCACTGAGGCAGTGGAGCACAACGTAAAGACGGTTACTAACGTGTGTGGCCGTGCATGCATAGCGATCGTCTACGAAAAATTTGTAAACACCAGCTGCTAGGGAGAGCGGCTTGAAACTTTGTTGTTTTAACTGCATACTCTTAGCTTTTTGGAATGCCGATTTAGCCTGGTTAATGAATTGCTTCTTGTCATCCGGACTAACCCAAACATTTCTGTGCTTGGACTTGTAGATGGCTCGACGTTGTTTATCGTCAGCTTTCAGAACTGGAAGTTTTGCTAATGGTACATAATGGCCTTGTTTAAAGACGTAATAACTTCCGTTGCTGGGCTCGTAGCCCCAAGCTTGGGCGCTGGGGTGATCGTATTCAATACTATCTTCATCCTGTGAGTAGGAATAGCTCGAAATCGAGTCTTCCGTTCCGCTGCTGCTGTATCCATGCTCATTTTCCCGATGATCGTCCTGCCTGGGTTCCTTCGTGGAGCCTTCTAGTTCTACTCCGGACGAGTTGACTAGATTTTCTCCGTCAGCATTCTGCATATTCGGAGTCCCGGCTTTCCTCTCAGTTTTCTTTCCCCGGCGGTTGCCATGATCCTCGTTTCTACGTTTCTTTCTGCTGTGTTGTGCTAGTGGCTCGTACGTTTCCCGGTGAGTCAAATTCTGGGCAGCTGCAAGCGCAACTATTATAGTCATTCCTATAGCCGCGCCACGAAGAAACTTTTTAATTGCAATGGCATACATAGCTATTATTGTACTACGGCGCTCTTCTTCGTTCTGAAAGCGCATCGTGTTGCAGAATGCTCCCATCGGGGTGCGATTATTGTGTTCTCCCAAATGGTCTGCACACTGCCTAATCTTTTGCTTAGTTTCTGCACTAACAGGAACTCTAAGTTCCCAAATGTTGTCGTTTACAAATTCGAGACCCGAAATCAAAACTCCATCAGCTACGTTAGTCACCATGTTATAAAAAGCACTTACTTGTCCGCGAAAACCTCTCTCCGAACGTGCTTGAATCATCACTTCTTCAGCTACAGCATAATCTAGTTCCCACCCTTCGGGAACGTCCACGGGCTCTTTGATAAGCCTGACGTGGATACTCGATTCATCAGAACTGGAGGCGGTTTCAGGGTCAGACACCTCCTCAATTTTAATATCAGTTTCATCTGAACTCTCGCCAGTTGCCGAACTATCGTCCGAATTCCCAACTACACTAAGATCTCCATCATTCGAAGAAGATGAAGATCCTATTTTAGCCTGCTTCGCGAGAGGATATTCCAATCCAGCTGACTCGCCAGTGGCGCACATGGGCTCTCCAAGATCGGCTTCAGTGATAACCGCTTTTGAGGACACAAAAGCTTGTTTATATTTCTTTGGCAAATCAGCATGGCCCTTCGGTTCGTACGCAGCCATTACACGTTTACGCATCTTCTGCAGGCGCGCAAGTGTAATTTCTTCCCATTTGTCAGTTTTACACTTACCTAAGCCAAGACGAGTATTGATGCGAGAAATGCCTTGCTCCACCAAGTCTTCCAGCGCTTCGAGTTCTTCTGACTGTTTCACCGGTTCGAGCCCATCAAAATAATTGAGTGCTCTTTCCATCAGTTCTTTCATATCGAACTCGTACTTTTCGTCAGCGTTTGCTTGGCAAGCTTTTTCCAGCACTTCCTTTTCCTCGGCGGTGTATTCACGATTCAAAGGCTTTGCCTCCTGAGGCGGAGCTGAACTCTTTGGCTTAAATTTTTGCGCCATTTTTGTATATTCATCCAATGTGCTTTGAACATGCTCATTGTTGGACAAATCATCCATTTCCTTACGCAGGGCCTCAGCAGTTTCAGGTAGATCTTCAAACTCTACATCACCATTGAACCATTTCGCAATCCAATCCATCATCCAAGTTGCAGCAGGCAACTGGCGGAGGACATCCAAAACTGGTCGCAATAAGTTGCCAATTCTCTTAGCCCCATAAATTGGAGATAACAGTATCATGGGGATAGAAAGAAGGCCTGTAACACCCATTCCCAAACGATTTGCATCGCTCCGAAAACCCTGGGTGTACATCTTCCCCTTATTGTTCCACTTCCACATAGTAAAGAAGCCCCAGAAGAGAGCTCCTACGGTGGGTATCAACACCGTTCCTAGGGTACCGATGGCCAACTGTGCTATCATATTTTTCCGGTATGATTCCTTAATGTCAACTAGCTCAGCCACAGTGTACTGCTTAAAAGAAGCGTACTCTGTCTGGGCCACAACCTTAACATTTTGGTACTCATGCCAGAGGGCCGCGCAACCTCCCTCCATTTTTAATAGAAGGGACGCAACAACCCAAATTAGATACGCTAACGCTACAAAGGCTAGCGCTCTAACCGTGCTACTTAAAACAAAATCGAAATAAATAGCTGATGCGATCTGGGGGTCTATTTTAGCATACATCTCCCCGTACGCTGTTGGCACATTGAGGGCCATGAACATATACAAAAAGAGAGTCTTCATTTCCACATTTGGAAATTTGCGAACTACTCTGTCTCCACAAGTCGTGAGAATTTCTTCCCCTTCTTGGCTGTCACGAAAGTCATCTTCGTCAAATGAGACCCAGTAACAGCAACTAGATTTTGGCGGTATCACCATTTCTGGCATGACCGTTGTATTATTTTCAAATCCC